CGGGATTGCAAAGCCAGTAGCCTGTTTTAGTAAGACGAACAGGCAGTGCAATGATTGTAGGCAGGAGCATTATAAGCTCAGAACAAACGCAAGCGTAGAGGGCTTTCTACAGCGTCGATTAAGCGCTATGAGGCAACGCCACAAGCAAAAAGAATATGCGGGTGCCGTGGTATCCATTGAGTATTTAATCGCCTTACATGACGCTCAAAGGGGTATTTGTGCTGTTTCAGGGATACCCATGCATGTAACCACTGAGCAATCGGAATTGTCTGCAAGTCCAGATCGAATTGATATAGAGAAAGGGTACGTCGAAGGCAATATCCGCCTTGTTTGTGCGCGAATTAACCTCATGAGAAACAGTTTGCACGACCATGATTTTATTTGGTGGTGTAGGGCTGTGGTGAATAGCAATGGAAATTGAAAAGGTCGCGGCTAAATTTAAGGGTAATTTCCCTTTGTACGCCAAAAATGTCTTAAAAATCGTCACAAAAGAGGGTACATCCGTACCTTTTGTCTTAAATGCGGCACAGATGTATGTCCATAACCAGCTTGAAACTCAGCTAAAAGAGCAACAAAACATACGGATGTTGTGCTTAAAGGCGCGACAAACGGGTATTTCTACCTATGTACAGGGACGTAACTTCTGGAAGGTGACCCAGAATCGTAATGCTAACGCATTCGTCCTATCTCACCTTGCGGAATCAACTAACGCAATTTTTAATATGGTGAAATATTTCTATGACAATGTCCCGCATCCGGCGTTTAAACCTCCGCTCGCTAGTCAGTCGGCGTCAACACTGGTATTTGATGAAATCAACTCGCGATACAGGGTTGGAACCGCAAGGTCTACCCAGACAGGACGGGGACAAACAAACAGATTCGTCCACGGATCGGAAGTTGCCTTCTATCCCCAAGGATCAGACATAGTTGCTGGTCTATTGCAGACTGTCGGCGGAAAAAATTCTGAGGTAATCCTAGAAAGTACGGCCAACGGAGCGGGTGGCTGGTTCTATGATCAGGTTATGAAAAGTTTGCGTGGCGAAACGGAGTGGATCACTTGCTTTATTCCGTGGTTCTGGATGCCTGAGTATCGCCGTAAACCATCACCGTATTTTGAGGCGACCCCCGAAGAATATAAATTGGCACAACGGTACAACCTCGATGACTCGCAACTGTGCTTTAGAAGAGCCAAGCTTGATGAGTTAGGTGGGACAGATCTTTTCGCGCAGGAATATCCCGCGAACCCATTAGAAAGCTTCTTAACCTCAGGCCGGTGTTTTGTAGAAGATATTCACCTGACTACCGCAGAAAACGACTGCTACACCGCAGACTTTTTGGGTGACATGCGGGGTGGCACTATATCCGCTAGAACTTACGGCCCCTATAGGGAATGGTATCCGCCTCTTACTAGCGAAAATTATACGATAGGAATAGATGTCGCTGAAGGGTTGTCCTATGGCGATTATTCTTGCGCCCAAGTGCTGGACTCTCAAGGCAGACAGGTAGCCTGTTGGCATGGACATATAGATCCGTGGGAGTGGGGCAATGTCATATCGCAGATCGGTCAACGATATAACAATGCTTACGTTGTGGTCGAGCGAAACAATCACGGCCTAACAACCCTTCGCAGACTGCAAGAAATGTCCTACCCCAACATGTTTATTGAGCATTCAGTTGATGGTGCTTATTCAGACAAGATGACTAAACGTGGTGGCTTCTTAACCACTTCCAAAACCAAGCCATTAATTATTGATGGACTTGCGGCTTTACTAAGGCAAGGTCAAAGCGGAATTGCTGATATGGATCTCGTAAACGAGTTGCGTACTTACATCATTGATGATAAAGGTGCTTTCAATTCTCAGTCAGGATGTTATGATGATCGAGTGATGGCTTACGCTATCGCCCTGCACGGACTTGCTTCAATGCCACGACCAAGGCATCGGACAATACAAAAGCGTTTCAATACGCTCGACCCCGTGACAGGTTATTAAATCTATGTATTCTAAGCCAGAAGAAATCGAAGACGAAGTAACTGAGAAAGAACCGGATGGTTTGCAAGCTCAAAGCATGCAAAGTCTGGGATCTCGCCTCGCCGGTACTTTTCAAGAGTACAAAGACGCCCGAAAAGAAACAGAGAACGAATGGCTGAAGGATTTACGACAGTATCAGGGCATCTATGAGCCTGAAATACTAGCGCGTTTAAACCAATCTTCCGGTTCTCGCTCAAAAGTCTTTGTCGGCCTTACCCGAACCAAAGTTATGGCGGCATATAGTCGAATTATCGACCTATTATTCCAGCATGGCGACATATTTTTCTCGGTAAAACCTACCCCAATCCCTCAAATTGATCCTCTTAAAGCCATGCAAATGCGACAAATGGCGATGGAACAGATAATGATGGCAAGTCAACAAGACCCGATGATGAATCAGGACTTGGTTGCCGCCAGAATGGAGGAGCTTGAGGAGGAATTTCTTGAGTTAGAGCAGGATATTTCAGCTAAAGCCGCCGAATCAATGACGGCTGACATAGAAGATCAGCTTGTTGAAGCTAATGCGGAGATGAAGCTCAAAGAATCTATCCTAGAGGCATGTATATTTGGCTCTGGAGCTGTCAAGGCGGGTACTATTCGCATTGATAAAAAGCAATCTTACTCCCAACAACTTGATCCAGAGACCGGTGAGCAAGCTTACGCCCTCTCGGTTGTTGAAAGTGTCATGCCTGATGTTGAGTCTGTAAGCATATTTGACCTATACCCAGACCCATACTGCACTACATTAAATGATTGCGATGGTGTGTTTAGGCGTCATGTCTTAACGCGCCGTCAATTTAGGGATTTGTCTGACCTTCCGCAGTTTGATAGCGATATGGTCAAGCACATACTAAAAACGAATCGAAGTGGAAACCATACCGAGGAAGATCACGAAAAGACCCGCAGACGTATTGCCGGAATCAATGATCACGGAGAATCCTCTAGGTACGTTGTTATGGAGTACTGGGGAACCATTGATGGTTATGCCCTAGAAGAACATGGCATTGAGTTACCTGAAGACACAGACCTGTCAGATGATTACTCTGCCTGTGTTTGGTTCTGTGACAGTAAAGTATTAAAGGTGATGTTGAACCCTATTGCTGGGTACAAGATCCCATACCATATATTCCCTTACGAACGCGCTCCTCATCAATTTTGGGGAACCGGTGTACCCCGCATGATGCGTGACTCGCAGGGTACTATGAATGCCGCTACTAGAATTTGGCTCGACAACCTAGCGTTATCTTCAGGCCCGATGTGCGAAGTCAATACCGATTTACTTGCCGCTGGTGAAGATCCAACGGACATTCATCCGTGGCGAGTCTTTTTACGAGAAGGTGGTGACGGCTCCATGCCAGCAGTTCGATGGTATCAGCCAGTTGCTAACGCAAATGGACTCAACCAAATAGTGGAGATTTTCCGCCGATTTGCCGATGAGACCACAAGCCTACCAAGCTACACGCATGGCGAACAGACCCAAAGTCTTAATAAGACTGCGACAGGAATGTCGATGCTTATGGGTGCGGCAAACATTGCACTTAAAAGCACTATTAAGAACATCGATGACTTCCTGATAGAGCCCATGATTACAGGCTTGTTCCATTTTAATATGGAGTTTGGCATCAATGAAAAGTCCAAAGGAGATCTGCGAATTGTTGCGAGAGGCAGTACCGCGCTGGTACAGAAAGAAGTGCAAAGCCAAAGGCTATTACAGTTCTTATCGCTTGTCTCAAACGAACAAGACGCGGGTTATATAGATCGAACCGGCTTATTGCGAGACATAGCAAAAAGCATGGATATCGACCCAGAAGATGTTATTAAGTCGGAGGAGCAATTAGCTCTTGAACAACAGCAAATCCAACAGCAACAACAGCAACTACTCCAAGCTCAAGCTCAACAGGGAGCAGTCTCAGGCAGTCCTCAGACTCAGGGCAACGCCGGAATGGGTGCTGGTGGAGCAGTTATTTAACCATCGACTACTAAGTTCCCAGAAAGAACTTGAGCAGTCAGATGAAAAGAACTTTAGGTTCGAGCAGGGCAGACTCCAAGAGTTACGCTTCTTCTTGAATCTTGAAAGTGCGGCGAAAGCCGTTCTAGACAAAGCGCGGCTCCCTAACAGGAATACCGCAATCGATTAATTGACTACCGAATATCCCCATGTGGGACTCGACAGGATTATGAAATGGCTAGTAGTAGAAATGACCCAGAGCGACTAGAAGCTGAAGCTAAAGAGTTGTACGAGCAAATGACTAAAGGTAAAGAAGGAACCCCAGAGGTAGATCAACCTCTTGAGGATACTCCGGAAGAACCCGAAGAGTTGCAAGTAGAAGCCCCCGATCCCACGGACAAGGCTGAAACCACAGCAGATGAGGACACTGAAGACGATTCGCAACGCGGCGAAATAGAATCGGAAGAGGTGACTGCTTTACACAAAGCAGAGAAAGCCATGAAGGGCGCACAGGCGAGAATGACCAAAGCAACCCAAGAAGCGGCTGACTTGAAGCGGCATAATGCCGACCTGATCAGAAGCATCACGGAGCTTAAAGGTCAACTTGTTGAGACTCAAAAGGATGACGGAAAGTTAGCGCAAATTAGGGAAGACTACCCCGATTTAGCTGGCCCACTGTTAGACGAATTGAAGCGAACGCAAGACGAAGTTGGTAAGGCTAAAGAAGCTTTAGCAGAGCAAGAACAAAGTAAGCATCAAGAGTTAGTGGATAAGGCGCAAGCTGAACACTTTGAGCGTATTAGAGCGATTCACCCAAATGTTGATCAATTAATTGAATCGGCAGACTGGTTGAACTGGCTTGAAGACGCAGACTTACAGACGAAAGAGTGGATTCAAACTGGCTCGTCTAATGATGTTAATTCTGTACTTAATCAGTTTAAAGTGGATATGGGCGAACCTCTTCCCACGCCGCAAGAGCAGACTCTCAAGCGGGCAAAGTCGGTTGCAGAACCGAAGATGCCAAAAGCTAGGAAGTCTAATTTAAAAGGTGAAAAGAAAAACTGGACTGTCGATGAGATCATGAGGATGCCAAACGAAGTATTTGAAAAGCATCAGACTGAAATTCTCAAGGCAATGGAAAGTGGATCGATTCGCCGCTAATCTCTTGTGAGGTAATACAATGTCTTTTTCACAATTTAGTACGGGTACTACATCCGAAGTAAACTTTATCCCAGAGGTGTTTTCCAAACTCCTTCAGGCTAAGTTTTACAAAAAATCAATTTTGCCAGAAATATCCAACACGGATTATGAAGGCGAAATCTCAGGCCAAGGCGACAAGGTTGTTATTCGTACAGTTCCGGCTGTAACGATCAATAACTATGCTGGCACAATCACTACTCAAGAGCTGACCACAGCTAAAGTAGAGATGTTAATCGACAAAGCTAAGTACTACAGCTTTAAGGTTGACGATGTATTGGCGGCTCAGGCTGACATCAACTTGCTTGAAGGTGCATCTACAGATGCGGCTGAAGGTATGCGGATTGCTGTTGAGACCGAAGTGCTTGCGGGTGCTATTACTGGTGCTACTACTATTGGCGCTCAAACCACTATTACTGCGGCTAACATTTTAACCAACATCCTTACCATGTCTAAGCAATTAGACGAGCTGAACATCCCAGAAGAAGGCCGATTCATCGTTCTTTCTCCTGAGTTCATTAGCTTACTGAAGCAATCAGAGCTTCGTCAGGCTTACCTGACGGGTGATGGTACTTCACCTCTCCGTAATGGTTTGGTTGGTATGGTTGACCGTTTTAAAGTGTTCCAAAGCAACATGGTTTACACAGCGGCTTCTGGCGCAGATGCGGGTTATACCCACGTTCTAGCTGGACATCCAAAAGCACTTTCTTTTGCGTCACAGTTCACTAACACTGAAACTGTTCGCATGGAAAGCACCTTTGGTGATCAAGTTCGCGGACTGAAAGTATACGGCTCTAAGGTCGTTACTCCAGACGCACTTGTAGTTGGTAAGTGGACCTGATACTAGGCCTACCCGTGAGGGGAGGGAAACCTCCCCTTTTTAGGAGATACCAGTGACAAACAAATCAGCAACAAAAAAAGACGAGATTTTTGCTACAGCAAAAGAAGACTTCGATGTAAAGCTAGATCGGAGATTAACTCTTGCACAGCTAGAAGAACAGGTTAAGCAATTGGCTAGAAACAAAGCCAACCCGCCACCTAAAGAACAAGCCCTCGTCCCTAAGCGAGTTAAAAATGTAATCACGGGTAATGAGTTTGATTACAACGTGCTTTTTAAAGATAACCCCGATTTACAAATAGTCGAATGGGAGACGAATGATGGCGACAACTAAGGTTATAGATATTTTAGATCGGGCTGGGATTATCCTTCAAGATAATACTAACGTCCGGTTCCCCAATGAAGAGCTACTAAAGTTCTTTAATGACGCGCAGAAAGAAGTAGTTCTGCACCGTCCAGATGCGAAGATGGTCAATACCACCTTTGCTTGCGCGACTGGTAGTAAGCAAACACTGCCTTCTGCCGCACTAAGATTAATCGAGATAGTCCGGAACGTAAGTGGTCGAGCTGTTACTCAGGTACAGCGACGAATCCTAGACGAGACTCTCCCCAACTGGCATGAATCGGTTGCTGGGACAAACAAGATTGAACATTTTGTTTATGATCCTGCCGATCCTAAGAATTTCTACGTGTACCCTAAAGCGGTCAGTGGAACGCATTCTATAGAAATTGTATACAGCTCATCACCCGCTGATATTGCTATATCCAACTTCACTTCAGACACTACTGTTATTAGCTTGGACGATGTTTATTCCAACTGCCTGTTGGATTATGTCCTGTACAGGTCTTATCAGAAGGACTCTGAGTTTGCTGGAAATGCTCAACGCGCAATGATGCACTACCAGAGCTTTGCGAATGCCTTGGGTGTTAAGACTCAAGCAGATGGCGCAACAACTCCAGTTCCCACTAATTAAGAGTAACGGATAATGAAATATTCTGATTTTTCTGCACATGTCCGACCTGAAGTCCAAGGTGCGCCTGACTTTGTGATAGAGCGGGCAGTGAGAGATTCAGCCATAGATTTCTGCTCAAGAACGGATATTTACATGCCTGAGCCTGAGTTCTTGACAGTGATCGCTGGACTTAATGAATATGCGGTTAGCTTGCCTACAGGCACAGAGCTCAACCATATTCTGGATATTTTCAAAGACAAATCGGCATTATCCCCAATAAGCTACAACCAATTATTGTTGAGATTAGGGGATGAGACCACTACAGGGTCACCCCAATATTACGCCCAACGGGATAATGCCGATTTCTATCTCGCTCCAATTCCCGCAAGCTCAGATTCTATTAGAGTTTTGTATAGCGTTAAGCCAACCTCGTCCAGTACTAGCATTCCGGACACTGTAGGCAAGGAGCATCGTGAGACGATTTCTCACGGCGCTTTGTACAGGCTTCAAATGATGTCATCTCAACCTTGGTCAAACCCAAATGCGGCGGCTAATAACAAGCAGTTATTTGAACGCAGTTTGGGCCGAGTCATCCGTCAAGTTAAATATGGATTTAGCGGCGGATCTTTAACAGCAAAATCGAGGGCATTTATCTAATGGCATATTTGACCACAATAGATTTAGTTCAAGGGGATCAACTCCCCGAGATACAAATCATATTAAAAGACAGCAATACTGCGGCCTCTGGAGCTATTTTGGATGCCGATGATCCTACAACCTTTGCGGCTTTAGATTTGACGGGTGGTTCGGTTCGTATGCGAGTGCGGACGGTAGGTCAGACATCTTTAATAGACACCCTTATCGGAACGATAACTAACGCTTCGGGTGGCGTAGTCGTGTTCGTATTTGATTCAGATACGTTAGCCGCTAGCGGAGTCATTGAAGGTGAAATTGAATTTACTGATTCTTCTAGCAGAACTCAGACCGTCATGGATTTGATTAAGTTCAAAGTTAGATCGCAGTTCGGTTAATAGATGGCTATCAGGGCGTCTATAAGTTTTAAGTCGATTGTAGCCAGTGCCTCGCACCGAAAGCTTGATCTAAATGCGTCCCTCCTTCCATCACTCGGTAATCAAATTTACTTTACCAAGATGGTGGGTGTCGCGCACTGGAAAAATCTAGTCTTAGCTGATATTCATGTAAACGCTTATCGGTCTGTTTTCTTTTACGCTGACTCATTTAGTTTTTTAGAATCGCAACAATTTTCTGTGAACAAGGGCATTGCTGACGGTTTAACTTTAGGCAGTCCTGATCCGATATTTAGCGTAAGTTCTGTTAAGTCTGATAATCTAAATATTATCGACTCTACCACCGCCAGCTTTGGAAAGAACCTAGCGAACACCGTGTCGTTTAACGAAGTGCAAACTTTTGTGACAGGTAAAGGCATTTCTGACACCCTAGGGTTCAGTGACAGTGTTCATACATTACTTACCTATATCCGGAGCTTTAGTCACGCAGTACCAATGACTGATAGTCTTAGCTTGCAGTCAGGAAAGACAGCCACTGATTCAATAACCTTACCGGATACAGTAGCTTTATCCCAAAATAAAGGGCTTTCAGATAGCGCATCCATCTCTGATGCGCCAGCAATAACCACTAGCAAGCCCCTGTCTCATCCTATTTATTTATACGGTAGTTTAGTCGCCACAAGACAGCCTTATAATTTTACGTTTAGCGATTCTGGTAGTGCGGTTACGGTCACTGGAGCGCCGACTGATACGGTTTCAGTTGCGGATAGTGCGCCGGCGTTTAATGCCGAAACGACTATTCAGGATTACTTTACCTTAGATGATTTTGCCCAAGTTAATAAAGATACCACTGGGGTCAAGGTGAATGTCGTTGGGTTAACAGATGTGATTAGTTACGATCACGTAGTCTCAAGCGCATTATTAAATAGGGCATTGCTTGGCAATATGGTATTAAACGCTAGATAAAAATTAAATCATTTAATTTCAGCATATTACCTTGACCAAGACGGAATTATTTGCTTTGTAAAAAGCTCACTTAGACCCTATAATAGCAACTGATTGGCTGGCTTTACATGCGTCAAAGCTAGCATATTTTTACACCATATTTACAGGCGCAGTCACACTGTCTTCATGGATCGGAAAATCGGATGGTATAGATATTGTCGATTCAATTGGCTATGAGCGCGTAGTTATGAGCGCTATGAAAGTCAGGGTTATTCGGCAATATGATATTGAATGCTGAATAAACCGGAGATCCACCATGATCCAAGATGATCTAAAACTTAAAGGGCGACTTACCGTTAATCTAATTGCGGCTGACGGCTCTATTAAGAACACTCAAGAGATACCTAATCTCGTCGTAACAACAGGCAAGACCTTTGTGGCAAGTCGTATGGCTGGAACCTCATCTGGGGTTATGAGTCACATGGCTATAGGCACCTCATCAACAGCGGCGGCAGTTGGAAACACTACGCTTGGAGCTGAAGTTGCAAGAGTTGCACTAACAAGCACGACGCCAAACGGTAATGACATTGTTTATGTGGGCTCATTCCCAGCAGGAACCCCAGCTAGCTCTGCGGCTGTGGTAGAGGCGGCGATTTTGAATAGTTCTTCAAGCGGAACCATGCTTTGCAGAACGGTTTTCAGCGTTATTAACAAGGCCCAAACCGACAGCCTCTCTGTCTCGTGGACGATTTCAGCTAGCTAGGAGCCTTAAATGGCAATTCAGTTCTCGAACCTAGCTAGCACTACGCTGGCTAGTGGCGTTTCCTCATCGGCAACGTCTGTAAGTGTAACCAGCGCATCCTTATTTCCCTCTCTGGGAGGTAGTGATTATTTCTATGCAACTTTAGGAGATGATGCTGGGTCTGAAATTGTCAAGGTCACCGCCATATCAGGGACTACATTTACTGTAGTCCGTGGTCAAGACGGGACTTCAGCGATAAGCCATAGCGCGGGAACTCATTTTGCTCTAAGGGTGACAGCGGCGGCACTTGAGGATCTTCGAGATTCACCTAACGTAGAATCCGTCTCCAAGAGCGGAGACACGATGACGGGCAACCTATCACTAGGCGATAACGTCAAGCTACAGCTAGGCAATCAGACCGACGGTGACTTACAGATTTATCACAATGGTGGTAATAGTATTATCAGGGATGTTGGTACTGGAGACTTGCGAGTACAAGGCGCTAATCTTCAATTACTGTCGTCTAATGGTAAAAAATATCTTTATGGTGTTCAAGATGCTTACACAAAACTTTATTACGACAACGCAGAGAAACTAGCAACCACCTCCACAGGCATAGACGTTACTGGCAATATAGAGTCAGATAGTGTAACTATTGGTGTAGGGTCGGTTGCAACGACAGAAAAACTACGCGTTAACGGAACAGTATTAACTTTAGGCGGTTCAGTATCCACGCCCGCTATTGGTATAGGCGATGTAAATACAGGTGTATATGCACCTACGGCAGGAACGCTAGGATGGACAGTTAATGGTACTCAGCGATTACTTTTAAACTCCACAGGAGCCGATATCACTGGGGTTCTGACAGCCGATGGGCTTACTTTAGGAAACGCTAACTATATTAGTATGCAAGATACTGGGTCAGCAACTCCTAGAATGTTTGGGATAAATAGTGCTAATACGACTTACCTTGGTCCTATTGATGCCTACGCGGGTGGTGACGTTTTATATGGAGTAAGTGCAAACTTAAACGCCCACAGGTTTTATACTGGAGCAAATACAAGGCTTAACATAGCCTCCAACGGTGATATCAGCTTCTATAATGACTCTGCGGCACAAGCCTTTTATTGGGATAGTTCTACCTCGCGACTAGGGTTGGGCGTTACGAATCCTGCCGTTCCTTTGCACGTTTCAGGCACAGCTAGAGCAGATATTGTTTCAGTTCAATCAGAGTTGTTTTTAGGCTCGTCTTCTATGGGCAAGCTGTCACAAAGCGGTTCAAACTGGGTATTCAATACCTACGCAAGCGGTGCTTTTGGTGAGCGATTCAGAATTAAAGACACAGGAGTTGATGTCTCAGGTAGCGTGACAAGCACAGGGCTTACTGTAAATACAACTTCTGATTCCGACTCAATTACTACAATAACAAGTAGCGCAACATCTAATAATACTCAACTTAGACTTGGGACTAGCGGTAATGATTCTGTTATTTCAGGTTCTGGTGGAAGCAATGGCGGTTTAAAGTTTAAAGTCTATGGCTCTGAAAAAATGGCTATATCGTCAGCAGGCAACGTCAACATCCCTAATGGCGGCCTAATGGTGGGAGCGACTACTGCTCCTACAGACAAGCTTGAAATTCGCGGTAACGCAAAAATTGAACAGACTTCTAATGTCGATGCAATCCTTAGACTTAATCCTAATTCTGGAACGATAGGGTCAAATTATAGATGGGAGTTAGTAGGTCGTAATAGTGCTGAGAATTATAATTTCCAAATACGTCAAGGGGCTACGCCTTATCTGACTATAAACAACAGCATTGGTGGCAACGCAGGAGCCGCCACATTCTCAGGAGAAGTCTCTGCTCCTGCACTAGACCTCCAAGCAATCGCCCAATCCAAGTCTGACACTGCCGTAGACGTTTTCGTCTATGACACTAGCAAGGACTCTGACGGTGGTGCATGGAGACATCGCACACAAGGCACTTCATGGTACAACGAGACGTTAAACACTAGCACTCGTGGTGCAACTAAGAAGTTCCCAAGTGTTGCTGTGATTGTTGTTGCTTCAAATGATGTAATTATATATGACGGTGATGATCCTGACATGCCACTCTGGATGGAGTTTTCACTGCCTCAACATAGTCCTTCCAGCAATTGGGGTTCAACATCTATAGGCTTAGGCTCTGCGGATTTTCAAGCCGCAAACCCTTCTACTGCTATTATGTTGAACGCACAACTTGTCATCGGCTGTGCTTCAGGTACCGGTCTTGGAGGATACTTAGTCAATTTTATATCTGAACTAATGATAGATATGGTGCAATATGGCACTGCCACCGATCAGTTTTATCATAAAGTTGGCAATATTTCTCAAAGAGACGTAACAACATTAGTTACGGTCCCAGTAAGATATAGTTACTCTCAGGTTTCGCCGAAAATTAGCGGAAGACTGATTAATGGTGCTGTCAACGATGTAGCCATGACCGTCCTCCCCAACGCACCTATAGACCCTGATACTGGACTACCTGTGCCAACCATAGCGGTTGCTACGAATGGTGGAATTTCTATTATTAAAGATACTGGGACTGTTGTTGATATAATCTCCAATTCAGGTAGCGTTTATACTCCTACTAGCTTCGTAGATATTGATGACAACTATAATTTAATATTTGAACAGGACAGCGGCGGCCGCTCTTTGATGTTTATACCTATCCCGTCAGCCGATAGAACCACAGTAGCCAATGATGGAGATAGAACAGATAAAAGAATGCTACCTACTAGCAGTACAGGGACAGGGCTTAATTTAATCCCTCGATTTAATGGTAGCAATGCCTCTATTGCCGTATCAGGTAAGGGTGACGACCAGTATATATATGGGGGAGAAGGAGTTACGTCATATGCATTCGGAGGCACTAAGTTACAAAGCTCCGTAGCTTACATCACCTCCGACTA